GCGGCGACGCGGGTCGTCCTGTCAGTACAAACTCGCGAAGTGCAAGGTCGCCACCGAGACCATCGCGGACTGGTGGCGCATGAGTCTCCAGGTCGAGCAGACGGCTGAGCCCGGCGAGCCGCTTCCGGAGATGGGCGACGAGTACTACGGCCCCGACGCGAAGCCGATTCCCGTTCTGGAGGACCTGCTGTGACCGCCTACACGAACGGACCTGTCCACACACGGGCTCGCTTTCGCCGCCCGACCTTCACTCGGACCTCACTCGCACCGCCTCGCCGATGGGGGCTCGGCATCCTGAGATCGTCATGCGGCCACGCACTCGGGATCTACGCGCTCTACGGAAGCCGCCAGATGGCTCTCCAGTGGAAGACGTGCCGATGAACGAGTACCTCCGCGCCCGGAAGGGCGACATCACGATCGGCAAGGTGGTCGGCGAGAACGAGGACGGCATCACCCTGTTCATCCCGAAGGACCTTCAGGGCACGTTCCACCTCGAGGAGAACGACACGTTCCTGTCGGTGATGTTCGTGAAGGATGACCAGCACGGCGGGATGATGCCGTGGTGCCCGTGGGCGGACGGCCCGGTGCTCTCTCATGATTGAAATCGCTGTCATCGCCGGCCTGTTCGGGGTGTGGTGGCACTCGAACCTCAACGACGAGGACGGGATGTTCGCTCCCGTGCCCCGCCTGCTCTACCGGCACCCGTGGAGCAAGAAGTGGCTGATGTGCCCGTGGTGCTCCGGCGCGTGGTTCAGCATCGCCGCGTCCCTGCTCCTGTTCCACGACGACCTGATTCCAGCCGTCCTCACCGCATTCGCCGCCGCTGCCATCACCGGGATGCTCGGCTCGTACCTACAGGGAGACTGACCGTATGTCCTACACCGCCCCCGCATCCCTCGTCCGTGGCCAGCAGATCCAGGCGTGGGGCTACTACGGAGCCTACGGAGCGGCGGCTGCCGCCGCCCAGACCGTGCCGAAGACCAGTGTCTACGGGGCGGTCAACACGAACTGCGAGGCCGTCGGTGAGGTGCGCTACATCGTCGGGTGGGCCTCGGACCAGATGTCCAGGATGCAGTGGGACGTTTTCGTCGATGGGTCTGCTGACTGGGAACTGGAACTCCCCGACGGCAAGACCATCCGATCTGGCGGCAAGGGCAAGACAGACAACCCGCACACGAAGGCGTCGTCCGACCTGCTGAAGTCCATCGGCTGGTCGACTGGCATGGTCCGGCTCGTCACGACGAACCTGTACGTCGCCGGCGAGTTGTTCTACGCCTACCTGAACAAGAAGTGGCAGGTGGTGTCGGTCATCCACCCCGAGCAGTCCGACATCTTCAAGTCGGCGGAACACGTCGTGCGGGGGCTGTGGCCGTCGCCGATCGACCCGTCGCAGCCCGACGCTCCGCTGTTCGGGGTGCTGTCCATCCTCTCGGACATGGACTGGCTCGGCCGACTGAGCCGCTCCCAGTCCGCGAACCGGGTGGGGATGCGCGGCATCCTCGGCTCGGCCGACGGCCTGTCCTTCGCAGGCGGCGGGGACTTCTGGGATGAGTGGGACAAGGCGATCCGGGTCAAGATGCAGGACCCGACCGACGTGGGGCCGGTCCACCTGCGAGGCGCGAAGGAACTCGTTGAGCCGATGGCGAGTGGCCGGGGCATGGGCGGTCTGTCGTGGGTGGTCCCCGACTTCCCCTACGACGCCCGCATCGAGGGGCGCATGGAGGCCATGATCCACCGGCTGGCCTACGGCCTGCCCATCCCACCGGAGATCCTGCTGGGCCTGTCGGCGCAGTCGCGAGCCACCGCCTTCCAGGTCGAGGAGAACTCGTACCGGGCACACATCGAGCCTCCGGCCAACATCGTCGCTCAGGTGGCGACCGATGTCCTGAACACCCTGTTCGAGGACGTGCAGGTTGAGGTCAAGCCTGACCCCACCTTGCTCCTCGCGAAGCGGTCCACCGTCCAAGACGTCAAGGATGCCTATGACCGGGGCGAGGTCAGCGGCGAGTACTTCCGCGAGGTGCTCGGCATTCCTGAGCACGCCGCTCCTTCCGAGGAGGAGCGGGCACGCCGCCAGACCATCGGCGTCGACCAGGAGGAGGGCGGGCACAGCCCGACCACCGAGACACCCCGCCAGCGAGCGGCGCGTTCCGACCGGGAAGACCCGAGCGGTGCCCCTGCCGACCAGAAGGGACTGAGCCCTGCCGACCTTGCAGAGTGGCGAGGCCGCATCGAGGTCGCCACGTTCCGCGCACGGGACAGGCTGGGGGCCAAGGCTCGCACTCACAAGGCGCTGAGGGACGTTTTGCCGTCTGACATCCCCAATGACGAGGTGCCATCACATCTGGGTCTGCAAACACTGGAGAGCGCAGGGCTGGATGTGGCCTCAGCGGTGTCTGACAGCCTTCTGTTCCTCGGTCCTCGGTCCTGTGCGGGCGACAACTTTGTCGATGGACTCACTGAGCACGTCCTGGGGACCCTGGACAGCGCTGATCCGGTCCCGTTGGAAGATGCAGAACTCGCAAAACTGCTGCAAGGGCTTGCAAACTCGCCTGTTTGACCCCTACCCTGCGTCTCATGGACGTCTATGCACTCCTTGCAGCCCTCGAGGATGCCCGTGAGACCCGAGGAGCGGGCATTCCGCTCTCGTGGTCCGAGGTTGCAGAGGAAGTGGGGATCCATCAGGCTGCTTTCAGCCGTCTGAAGCAGGGCAGGCTCCCCGGTCCGCGCTCACTGAGGGCTCTGATGGAGTGGCTGGAGATGGATGCCGAGGAGTTCAAGGTCGGCGGCAGTGTTGAACTCCCCATCGGCGGTCGTGACGAGGAGTGGGACGGCGAGGCCGCGACAAACCGAGTGTTCGAGTGGGCCACGGAGGAGGACGGCTCGCTCAATGTGGAGAAACTCCGTCAGGCGTTCTTCTTCATCGACACTTCGTTGGACCTCAACACCCGACAGGCGTACAAACTCCCCTTCTGCGACGTCGGTGACGGTGGCCTCCACATCGTGCCCCGCGGAATGTCCGCCGTGTCCGGTGGGCACGGCCTCGAGAAGATGACCGGCGCGTCCAAGGCCGAGAAGGAGGCCATCAAGCGCAAGGTCTGCGCGATCTACGAGCGGATCGTCGACAAGTACGAGGACTGGCCCGACTGCCCGTTCGACGCGGACGGCACGCGCCCCGAGCGCAGGGAACGTCGCAACGACAAGGATGGAGACGGCGTGGAATTCGAGGACGGATACAAGGACTACTCGCCCGAGCAGCGGAAGAAGATGGCGAAGGACGGGTCGGCCCTCCCGGACGGGTCGTTCCCGATCGCGGACTGCTCGGACCTGAAGAACGCGATCCAGGCCATCGGTCGTGCGTCCGATCCCGGCAAGGCGAAGGCACACATCAAGAAGCGAAAGCGGGCACTCGGCTGCGACGACGTCGAACTCCCGGAAGGCTGGACTACCGAGGAAGCAGAGGAGCCCGCCGTGGGCGAGGAAGACAAGAAGACCGCAGGCATCATCGGCACCGGCAGCCTGTCCAAGTCCGAGGACCCCCGTACTCAGGCTCTGGTGGCCCGCGTGCAGGAACTCCTCCGCGAGGGTGCGGTGGCGGTGTCCATCAAGCACGACCTCCACCCCGAGGTGGCGGAGCGGTTGGCCGCGCTGGAGCCGAGCCCGGACGACGACGAAGAGACCATGATGCAGAAGATGAAGGAGGCCAACGAGATCTACGAGAACGCGGACATCCGTCCGCGTCACGTCGCCATCGTCGATACGGCAGCCTTCAGCAACTCCCGCCTCACCCTGGACGAGGACGGCTACGGGGTGTCCGGCCCCGTCACCTTCGAGGGGATCTACACCGGCGACGTCCGTACGCTGAAGTACGGCAGTCTCCAGTGGGACGACGAACTCCTCCCCATCCCGATCATCTGGGACCCGGACAACAACGATCACGACGGCGTTGTCGTGGGTTATGTCAGCGCCTTGGAACGTGTCGACGGGATGACCACCGCGGTCCGCCCGGAGGCCGTCAGCGGGGAGGATGTCGAGGCCGTCACTGCTGCTGCGGGCACCTCGGCCCTCCCCGCTGAGTACTTCGCCGACTTCCGTCCGAAGAAGCGGGTGCCGCTCGTCGTCGGCGACGAGCGGCACCCGCTTCTTC